TTTGATCTTAAAAAAAGCCCTACCAAAAGATAGGGCTACTGGAGTAGCAACGATTGATGTTGAGTTTACCTTTTCATCGCTCGTTTTGCCATGGAGTCAACCGTTTTACGTGCTTTATCTACACTCATAGTAGCGTTACCTGCTGATGTTAAATCAAAACTAACATGCTGTGGTGTCACGTCTGCAATCATATTTGTTAACGGAACTCTCTGTGCCATGCTTTGTAGCTGGCTCAGTGAAATATTAATACCTAAATTATTTGCCATTTTAAGAAAAGTCTCTGTACCAACTTTTCCTTTAGTACCTAATTCTTCTGAACGACTAATAAGATACTGAACTAAGGCGGCTAGCTCATGTTCTGAACCATATACCTCAAACAGTTTCATTATCTTCTTTCTCTGCCTAGATCTGTGTCTAATTCTGGCTCGTCTGTAATTTCTTCTTCTGAATCAGGTGGTGTGTCGTTATCAACACCAGCGTCTAAATCTGCTGAATCATCTGTAGCAAAATCATCAGGACTAATAGTTTCTTCGCCAGTGATTGGTGCCATTGCACCTTCTAAATCTGTTTTTGCTTGTTCTAGTGCTGTAACTAATGTTGAAATTGCTGTATTAGTTGCATCATAGTATGCTTGTGTTTGATTGATACCAAACTCTTGCTTCATCATCTGTGCTAGGTTAGGCAAGTCTTTGTATTGCATTTCTGCAACATCTTCGTACATTTTTTGGATTCTATCAACTACGTCTTGAGCCGCTAATGTTACCTGTGCTTCTTCAACATCTGCTTCATTAATTTGTTTAGCTTCGTAAGTTTTTTTCTTACCGTATTCTTTCATTTTCTTTTTATCAGCCATTAAAGAACCGCATGCTTCTTCCATCTCGTCATCATCAGCAGGATCTGCAATATCTGCTGGAGCCATTGCTCCGGTACCAATATGCTTTTGTTCTCCAGTGCCGCCTGCGTATGGATTTCTTGTATCAGCTGTGCCTTCTTGGACGTATGCTTCTAATGCTTCTTTCATCATTAGTGCTTGTAAATAAGCAGGATTATTCTGCGAAGTATGTCTGTTAATACTCGACTGCACTTCATTAACCAGAGCTGTTGTCTTAGTTAATAGTGCCTGTGCTTGTTCTAATGAAAGACCTGTAACATCAACCTTACGATTGAAGTGGCTTTCCATTAGTTTGCCAACCTGTTTTATTTTATTTTTTGCTAGTTCTTGCAGTTTCATTTTTGAATCCCTTTTGTTGATAGTATTTAGCCAATTCAATTGTGCCTTTTAACTTAATCTTAACTTGCCCACGTTGAGCAACATCTTGAGTTAGTCTCATTGCCATTAGCTCTTTTCTATCTGCGTCTTTAGTTGTTCTTATTATATAACTTTGTCTATCAATATCAACTTCAAGACGTTGTATTCTCTTATCGTCTCTTAACAGATCAAATGCTTCTTCTATCCTACCTCGATTCTCTAGTATACAATATGCTAGAGCATTTCGGCTATTCGTGAACTCATGTACTAATACATCATTACGAAATAAGGTAAAATACCCGTCACCTGTAGGAGAAATTTTATAACGGTCAAATACGACAAAATCGTCATTGACTTTGACGATTATATTTGATGAAAGACTTTGTAAGCTCTGTAAGGTTAGATTACGTAACTTTTTATAGCTGTTGTCTAAAGTAGTCATTTAGACTTACCAAACAAATTTAGTTAATAACCAACCAATGACACCTATCAACATTGTTACTGCGGTGCCTGCCCAAGTAATCAGTTGTGTGGAACGTCGACGATCAAGATGTACAATCATATCTTTGATTTCGTCAACTGAGCTCTCTAAAGAACTAACTTTTTCTTCAACTGTGTCTAATTTAGATTCCAACGCATCGTACCTCTCAGCACATAACTCGACGTGGGCTTCTAAATTTTCTTTCTCAATGTTCGTAGTACTCAACGTTTTTTCTCCAAAAGGATATTAAAACATTAAATGTCTGCTGAGCCTATAAGTAGCCTGTATGTGCCTAAGTTATGTATCTTTAAATGCTTTGTAACTAGTTAAACTAGTTGTCTTGTAATTATTTATCACAATCGTCTAAATTACTCGAAAATACGTATTAGCGTGATCACCTAAGGTATTGATTGTATTGTTAATTTTAGCTGTCTCAGAGAGATTATCAATAATTGGAACGTCATTAAAGTCCTCAATTAAGCTACCAACAGCTGAACTATCATTGGCATACGCACCTAATTGCTCACTGTAAAAGTTGAACATCCATATTGTGTAGGGGAATAAACTAGGCATATAATAGTTGCCAAATGTATGATCGTCTATATGCACATCCTGTAATTGTACCGGAGGACGTTCTATTGTTGGTTGTGATCGTAAAGATATTAATTGCTGAAATGTTTCGTAGTTACGTTGTTGATTGCGTAGTACAATATCTTCTGGTGTCTTTGGCTTGCGAGTAAATCCAGTAGCAGTTATATCTATCAATGTATAGCAACGGATCATTCTTTTATAAGTTCCACTATTACTCTGAGCTTATCCATAGAGTCTTTAACTAATGGATTCTTACTTAGCTCTGTCCAATCCTGTTTATACATCCAGTCTCTATAATCTTTAAACTCAGCATCTAACTGTTTAACTAGTTCACGCCTGCGATGGGGATCATTAGCACGACGTCTATATAAAGTTAAACCACCATCAGGTGATTCGTATATCCAGGGGCCCTCTGTCTCAAACAATTCTTGTTGTTCCATATAGATATTTAACCCAATAAAAAACCCCACTTAAAAAAGTAGGGTTCTTTAATTTAGTACTAGTTTAACTCAATTACGCTTGGTCAAATGTAGCAACTAGTGAAATACCTGAAACTGCTTCAGCACCACCTGGTCCACCTTGAACCATAACGTGATTACCGTCTGCAACACCTTCAACTGCCGCGATTGTACCGAAGTAAGTTGTAGTGATTGCGTCACATGCTTCTGATACTGTAAGTGTACCTGTTGCAACTGCGTATACGTAAGTTTTTGGACCTACGCCTTGTGATGTGTTAACTGTTCCTTTACCTGCTAAAACTGCCATAATAATTTCTCCTTAGTTTGTGGGACTTTGTTTCTTCCCTACACTTATTTAGTCCAAAAGACAACTATTTTAAGTACAGTTTATTTAATATATAAAGAATTTATCAGCCTCTCCGGCTACAATTTGGCATGTTGATGGTACTGCCCAGGTGTCTGTGATACCCTTTTGAGTCATATCATTATTGACCATTGTTGTAGACATCACTGCAAAGACTACACACGCTGTTTCAGACGTAAAGTTGTCGACCATAGTTACGGGTTCTGAATCGCATTGCGGTTCACCATTTATCATAGCACATGCAAATATTACGTAGGCCCAATTAGCCATTAGGAATTCGTCGGAGTAACGTTTGTGGAACTCTGTAAGAGCATATACAAGTCTGAATTAATAGGACGCCTAACTGTTTGCAATATACGAGTGATTGCTTGTTTACGATCCATTTTTGAAATACGCTTATGCCAATCTTGTACTAATCTACGTAGCCACATTTGATCGGATGTTAGTCCTTTAATACGTCGTTGTAAAAGCATTAACAATTGATTAAAGTCCGCTTCGTCGATTGTGCCATCTGCTAGATCTCTAAGAATACGTTTTATTCGTAGTTCCGGAATCTGAACTTCCCAGTCATTAAATAGTTTGTCAGCATATTGTCTTTGTTGTATCACTAGAGTTAGAAAGTTGTATAGATCTGGCATTGATTGTCTAAAACCACTGAAGTTTTGTTGCTTAATTGTTTCTTTGGCATACTTAACAGCTTTAGGTTTGTTTATATAGTATAACACTCTTAACATCATTAAATGATCAAATACCAATGCGGCTAATGTTGCTACGTCTGCACCTTTGACTTGATTAAGTCTACGATACATTCTTGATTCGATAATGTCTTTAATAAATTCCATTACACATTCTTTGCAAAGTTTGATTTTGAAAAACGTAGTCTATCAACATATTTAAGTCCGCCTGCCACGTATCCTTCGTGACCGCTTTCACCGTCAATAGTAGCTGATATACCGCCACCTTGTTGATCTAACGATCTAACTATCTGTGTTTTAATAACTGCAATAGCTTTGAATATTTTAAATACCAAATCAACAATCTTCATGTTGTTGTTAATATATTGTTCTAGTCTCTGTGCTTTAGGAGCACTTACTTTAGTTGTTGCCCAGGCTAAAAAGTTCTCAGCCATGTTATCAAAGTTGCCTTCTCTAACTTTAAAGTTAGCATATTGTTTCATTAACGCCGGCAAGTTTGCCATCTGTATCTCACGCAAGTTGTTAGGTGAAAAGAAAGTATCTATAGCACTTTGACTAGCTTTAACTGTTTTTTCAATTTGTTCTAATCTATCTGTTGGTATGTCTACCGTAGGCGTATCTTTCATTTTAGG